GTTCAATAGAAGTGAGTTGGTAGAAAATACAGAGATTTTTCTCAAGGAAAAGGGTGTTTATAATGCACTGCTTGAAGCAGCCGAAAAGTTAGACAGTAAGCAGCTTAATACAGCAGAACTTTTAGAGAAATTTGAAAAGGCTGTAGGTGTAAACTTAACTCAAAATATGGGATTGGAGTTGTTTGGTGAGGTGGATCGGTTTGTTTCTGATTTGCACAGAGAAGAGCCATGTGTAAAGACGGGCTGGAGGTGGTTAGATAACAAATTAGGTGGGGGGTTTCTTGAAAATGGTAGGTCGTTGTACGTTTTTGCCGGTGAAACTAACGTCGGTAAGAGTATTTTCCTTGGTAACGTTGCAACAAATGTCGCAATGCAGGGCAAAAACGTATTGCTTGTAACACTAGAGATGAGTGAAATGATGTATGCAAGAAGACTTTCATCAGCTATTACGAGTATCCCGCTTAGCCATCTCAAAGAAGAGTCGGAATCTCTTAAACAACAGATAAAAGACATAGCTAAAGGTAAAAAATCTAAAATTATTATTAAAGAATTTCCGCCATCCACATTAACACCGTTTCAGCTCAAAGGCTTTATTAAAAAATTAATGCAAAAAGGTATTAAGATTGATTTGATTGTGCTTGATTACCTTAATTTGCTACATAGCCCTTTAGGTAATAATAGTTATGAACGAATTTTGTATTGTGCACAGCAAGTCAGAGCAATTAGTTATGATATTATGTGTCCAATTGTTTCGGCGACACAGTTAAATCGGTCTGGGTATAATGTAGATAATCCTGGATTAGAAACTATCTCTGAAAGTATCGGTCTAGCTACAACGTCCGATGCAATTATATCTATTTGGCAGAAAGATGAGGATAAAGAACTTGGTCTTATTAATATTGGCATGTCAAAAAATCGTTTTGGACCTAATTTCGGTAGTATTGCTCTTAAGATTGATTATAATACACTGGTGATTACAGAAGATGATACAATAAATGAGAGTGAAGAAGCTATACAGTTTACAAAAACGCTAACGTCCATGAGTGAGAGCCCCTAGACTAGCTTTTGATTAAACACGTTATAAATCTCAGTAAGTCATTGAAATTGTATGAATTTTAGTAATTTACACCGCGAAGAAGTGGATCATCTCTTTAGATGCTTTTGCAGCTATATTTGCATATGTTTTAATAAAAAATACAATCTTGCAAACATTTTGCTTCTTTATCTTCAAGATCTTAGAGTAAAAAACCTATTTAAAAGTATTATGGATGTTGAAGATGATGTATCAGCGGTTAGAATATTCTTAGAGTTTGATCCTACCTTGTGTAAGAGCAAATATATAATGAAATATCTTAATCACCGCAAAAAATGACACTAGATAAGCTAATTTACAATACATATTTAAAGATTTCTAGAACCCAAAGCGGTTTACCTTTCAGATTCAGAAAGCAATGGGAGGGGTTTGAAGAGTCAATTGTATACCCACATGTGTTACGTCTCAAAAACTTCTTTACACGGAATAAAAATGTTGATGTAACAGAATTTTTTAATGCACCGTACACAATCTATCCTGGTGAGAGCGGTTTTGATTTAAATTTCTACTCATCACCAAAGGCTATAAAGGTTTATACACTGTCACTAAAAAAGAAGCTGCTGTTACCACCAGATGATAGCTACCATCTTAAAAATATTGTTAAAGGGCTAAAGTTTATACAGCAGTTTTGTGAGGAAAAGGCAATTACCGTTGATGATTACCCTAACTACAAGGATGGCATCCAAAATGCCTTTATTACACATCTTAAAAACCATAATGTTAGCATCTATAATCTGTTTGTATTTACTAATTTTGAAAAACAATTGCAATTACATGACCCTGATTTGCTTAGATTCACTTTAGGAGATATTTACGACAACATTTCTGTCTTCCGAACTAAATTTTTAGGCAGTACGTCCGCTAAACAGCTGGCTATTGCCGGTTTGCGGAAAATTAAAAAAAATCTTGCTTGATTTTAAAAACTAATCATATATTATAAACAATATGAGTACAATTACCAATTCGATGTTCGAGAGCATTAAAGGTGCTCTTGCTAAAAATAACCCCGTATCCCGTAATAAGGATATTTTGAAACTTGAAGTAGGCAATACATATACTGTTCGCTTGCTTCCTAATGTTGGTAACCCAACTAAGACCTTTTTTCATTACTATACCTTTGGCTGGACTAGTTTTTGTACTGGTCAGTATGTTTATACGGTAAGCCCGACGTCTTTCGGTGCTCGTGATCCTATTGCTGAGGTTCGCTACAAAGCTCTTAAGACCGGTACAGAGGATGAGAAGGCTAAAGCTCGTGCCATCATGCGATCTGAAAAGTGGTTAGTAAATGCCTATGTTGTAAACGATCCTGTTAATTCAGAAAATAATGGCAAGGTAATGATTGTACGTTACGGCAAGCAGCTTCATAAGATTATTATGGATGCTATTGAAGGTGAGGGGTCTGAAGATCTCGGTGCTCGTATTTTTGATCTTAGCGATAAGGGTTGTAATTTAAAGATTAAAGTAGAGCAGCAAGGCGACTACCCAACTTATGTTAGTAGTAAGTTTATGATGCCTAAGGCTGTCGAAGGACTAGACAAGGGTAAGATTGATGATATATATAAAAATATTATCGATCTTGAGTCGGTCTTTACAGTGAAGAGTTATGAAGAGTTGAAATCGATGCTTGATGAGCATTACTATTGCTCATCGGAGGCGTCTGATACCGATACTAAGCCGGTTAAAGCAAATAAATCTGAAGCTTCAGCCTCCTCAGCAACCGATTCAACAGATGTTCTCGAAGATGATACTGTTAAAAAGTTGCTTGAGGGGCTTGATTAATGTCTGACGGTCTTGTTGCAGTTGATCCTAATAGTGTAGAAGGCAAGAATGCCATCATGGCATTACTTGGTACTACGTTAGCTGAGCTCAAGCAAATCGACCGCCAAAGTGTTGGGTCTTCTAAGAACATTTCTGGTGTTAAAACGGATTTGCAGAATGTTTTCCGAATAACTACAGATCAGACAACACCTCAGCAGTCTCAACAGCCTAACCTTCAACCAACAATTGAATTTAATCCTATTCAGGTTGTACAACAGCCTGTAATACAGTCACAACAAGCGCCACCAGTTGCAGTTGCAGTGCAGCAGCCTGCTGAAGATCCAAATCAATTAGTTTTTGATTTTAATAAGCCGATAACACCCACCACTATCAATGATAAGTTAGATCGTATTCTTGATAGGTTAGACCGTATTGTTGACTTATTTAAAACAACCTGATTGCTTTTCGTTTTTGTAGTATATAATAATCTTTGTGAATGTAAATATTCCTGATAAAAAACTCTTTATAAATGGCTTTCTACAGCCATTAGGCAAGCTAAATGATAGCTGTGTTGTAACTTTGGATGGGGAAGGCTTTTCAAGCCTAGTTTGTACTTCTGATACCTCAGTAATACTTCATTCACAGTACAAAGTTGATACTAATGTTGATGTCCCTATTCATTTAAATATTTCAGACATTAAAAAAGTTATTAAGGCATTTGAGTGTATCAGTACAGATAGCTTTACGATTACTGTAGATAAAAATAATATTAACTATAGTGGCCCCGAGATACGCTTTAAATATCACTTACTTGAAGATGGTATCATTACTGCACCCAAAGTAAATGTATCGAAAATAGCTAGTCTAAATTTTCCAATTGAGTTTGTTATCCAATATAAATCACTAATCGAGTTGCTCAGAGGCTCTACCTTTGCTTCAGAAAGTAACAAATTATATCTATACTCAAAGGAAGGGAAGATTTTTGGAGATCTTACAGATCGAGCCCGGCAAAATGTAGATAGTATTTCAATACCTCTAAGCGAATACAAAGGAGAGGAATTAACAAATTTATGCTTGAACTTCGAATTAATAAGAATAATTAGTAGTGTGAGAGTAAAGCAGTTAGAGTGTAAAATTAATCAAAAATTAGGTGTCGTGCTATTTCAATTACTCGACGGCCCTGTAAAAACTCGCTATATAGCGTCATCTTTAATCAAATGAGCTCAAAAAATAAAATAACAACCCCAGGTTACTTCATGAAGCGGTTACGCGATAATGGTTTTATTGCGTTAAAATTATTCAATGGTTTCGGTGAACACGACCCGCGTCGTTGGACTGTGCTTGTCAACCCAGGTACTACTAGCGTGTTTATTACATGCTTTCATAATAAACATTTCATGAATGAAATTATGTTTGAATTGAATGATGGTGGATTAGCAATTCCTCGTAATTTTAGTATTAAAACTGATAGTATTGAAGTTATTATCTCCTATTTGATTAGCAAAGGGGTTACAAATATACCTCAAAATTCTCCTTATTATGTTAAGCGCCCTAAATATAGTAGTGAAGCATCCCAAAAAGAACAATAAGGGAGACTCCAAAAATATGAAGCCGACAGATCCAAATCTTCATAAGAATAAAGGTCAGGTAGACGACCTTATTCGCTCCGTTATACAAGACTATATGATGCAGCATGGTCAACTCAAGAATGAAAAATCTAAAAATCTTCAGAACTTAACCGGTTTAATCTCTGAGTATTTGAGCGCGTTTATTGTTTTAGGATATGATATTAATGGTATGCCAGTTAATATAATTCATGCAAAAAATCAAATGGATGCAGATGCTTTATCAGCAGCTATAAACCGTTTTATTTTCAATGTGGTGGGTAACCCGGGTAGTGCTGACGAAAAATGAAGTCAATCTTATTGCTGGGTAGAGGCTACATTGGCACGAGTTTAGAACAAACATTACTACGTAATAATGTTAAAGTAGATTTTTTTAGCAGAGAGCAGCTTGACTATACATCACCAGTTATCCTGCAAAAATATTTAAAAGAACACTTGAATGAATATGAAGCTGTAATTAACTGTTCAGGCTATACTGGCTCTCCAAATGTCGATGCTTGTGAAAAAAATAAACAAGCATGTTGGTTTTGGAATGTTATAGTTCCCAGAAATATTGTCCTGTCGAGCAATGCTTTTGCTATACCGACTATTCAAGTTAGCAGCGGCTGTATTTACAGCGGTTATGAAAAAGAATTCACCGAAGAAGATGAACCTAATTTCGGTCTTTTTAATAATGAAAGTAGCTTTTATAGCAAGAGCAAGCATGCATGTGAAACAATTTTTCAAAACTGTTATGGTTATATTTTGCGTATTAGAATGCCTTTTGACGGCTCGTTAGCTTCAAAAAATTATCTCAACAAGCTTTACAAATACAGTAATCTTATAAGCATGAAAAACAGCTTAACAAGCACGAATGATTTAAATGAATTTATTTGTAAGTTTCTCTACATTTATAAACAAATACCGTCAGGTCCTATCAACGTGGTTAATCCTGGAGCGTTTAATGCGGAAGAAATAACTAATTTATTAAAGAAGTATGATGTAGTAAATCCTAATTGGCAGTTTATTGATATCAAGCAACTCAATACAGTCGCCAATAGAAGCAACTGTGTTTTAAGTACGGAAAAGTTGCGTAGCTATAATCTGGAATTACCATCTGCTATAACATCACTTGAGCGAGATATTTCGCTTTTTGCAAGAAATGTTCTTTCGAAATAAATCAAAGCCACGTAAGAGAGATATTTTTGCCGTTACTACTGGTGATTATATTGGCGAGTTTTTCGTGTATACAGAAGAACAAAATGAAGTATATATGTTTTTGAGTTTACCAAAAATGCATATTAGAGAAGTACCAAAAAAGGTATTCGAATCGAGCATTAAATCCAAAATTTTAACTTTAGTAGAGCAACTACCCTCCGATATCTATACAGTTTGTATAGAACAATACAAGAAGACTAAGAGCCAGAAGCGAGTCTCATCTGTTGATAAGGCAGTTGTTGAGAATAAATAATGTATGGATTACGTAAGACCTTGTAAGATAGCCAGCCCAATTAGCGGTCAACCGGTAGAGCCTAGAATTGTTGAACGCATCGTTGGCAACAAATTGCATAAAGAGGCACATTGGATTGACCCTGCTAGCGGCACCTTTATTCGTAAGGGTTTAGTGAGTATCGAAGATATTAAGCCAGAAGCTAAATGATAATTGATATTATCAATTATTCCTTTATACTATAGTAGTGCTACTAAACGAAGATTATATTGTTTCTAAATTCTACCAATACGCTGGGTACCCGAAATATAATAAGATAACCAAGTCGTATAGCGGTGGCTGTCCCACGTGTCGTGAGGGCAATTCTTGGGGTAAGAAGCGACGTCTATATTATATTATAAAAAAGAACTTAGTCTTTTGTCATAATTGTGGATTAAGTGTACGGCCTGTTAGATGGATTCAAACTGTAGCCAATCTTACCTATGTTGAGATAATGCGGGAGAACAATCAGTTCTCCGCTACACCTGGTAATTATACTCAAGATCTAGTGCACGATATTAAGGAGCCTGTTGTTGAAAGTACTGCTAATGTACTTCCTGAAGATAGTATCAATCTCTCGGATAGTATACAAATACAGTATCATAAAGATAATAGATATGTAAAGGCAGCATTGCAGTTACTGACTACAAGACGTCTCAGTAATGCCTGCAATAGACCGGAAACTTTCTGGATTAGTCTCACGGATAAAATCCATAAAAATAGATTGATTATCCCTTTCTATGACATTGATGGTAAAATAGTACATTATCAATCTCGTACTTTAATAGAAAACCACGCGCATCCCATGCCGAAGTATCTCTCAAAACAAAATAGTGAAAAGACTTTATTTGGTATCGATAGAGTAGATGTAAAGCGGAAAGCTATCTTTATTACAGAGGGTCCTCTGGATGCATGCTTTGTAAGGAACGGTGTGGCTGTTGCTGGTATTAATGAAGGTAAGGGCTCTGTATTTACACAGAAACAAGAAAATCAATTAAATCAATTTAACCTTCTTAACAAGATATGGATATTAGACAATCAGCGTGTTGATAAAGCTAGTAAAAAGAAAACTGCTTTTTTACTCAAGCAGGGTCACAGTGTCTTTCTATGGCCAACAGAATTAGGTAAAATAAAAGACCTTAACGATGTTTGTATCAAGCACAATATAACAGAAATATCAGAGAAATTTATTTTCGAACATACCTATAGTGGATTGAAGGGCAGTGTTACGCTCGCGCAAATAAATTAAGACTCGTCGCCAGATATAAGATAGCCTTTTAACGACTCGTTAAAGGAACTCAATTCCATAGCAACGCGAGAAATTCTTTTCTTCTCACTTGTAGAGATACGTTCAAAAAGAGTATCACAACTGCTATTGAAGAGCTGTGATTGAACGCTACTAGGGCTTACACCATTTAAAAATTCAACAAAATCCGCCACTTGCTTAATCCATGTACCAAGAATTTTCTTCTGAGCGGCGTTATGACCTGCACGTGCTTGATCAACACCTTGAGGTGCATTTGCATCAAGTGCCTTAGGATCAGTTGTTGGATCTAACTGCTGTTGCATTGCCGCTTGTTCTGCAGCAGCAGTGTCTGTTGCGGCAGCTTGATTCTCATCTGCTTCTAGAACGGCTAAAAACTCCTTTTGAAAAAGACTCATATTATATTTATTATTTATGATAATAATATTAGAGCTTTATTAAATAATATGTGAGCAAAAGGCCCAGTGTTTTAAGTGAGGATTCACAGAAATTGTATAATAAATGGGTAAGTGGTATAGCCACTCGTGATTTACAGCCTGAAGTTATTACAGTTGCGGATATTGTTAATAGATATAGAAATACCACAGATGCTCCGAAAAAACTACCATTT